GAATTAATATCGTCATTATATTCTATAAATTTAATATTAGTTAATGTATTAGCAGCAACATTTTCTTTTAATCCGGTGCTAGTTGAGTATACTACCGTTAATGTAGTGTTTGATGGTGCTTGGCCATATGTTCTAGTATATAAAAAGTTTGATGGATCAATATCCACATCAATTGCTTTACGAAAGCCGGATAACCCATTTCCTACATTATCTGGATTAGGAATAATTTCTTCATCATTATTATCAGATATACCTGCACCAAATTGTAATTCTAATTTGTTATCACTACGCAATCTAGTAATAAATCGTTTTGCAGTTTTTCTTAATTTCAATAAACTAGGAGAATTCGATCGGTATATTGATAGCTCCGGATCATTTTCTAATAAATTTGGTACAGCTTCAAACAATGTGTCTTGTGCTAAGTATGGTACTTCGGACCAAGCATCGCCGTCAGATTCAGTTACTGAAATAATTTCAACAATATTTGTATCAGGTAATACAATTTTATCATACGCAATTGGCGAGTTAAATGCATATGTTGCAGTTTTAATATTGCCAGATACCGCACGTATTTGTTTCTTTAATAGATAATATGTTGGAGAATTTGTAGTAGCATCTGATTCAAATACCGTTACTTCGGTTGTGTCTAATGATGATGAAAACGCAAAATCGACTAAATCTAGAGTACGAAACTCTGCAGTACCATTATTTTGAGTAACTTGCATTCCCGGTTTAATTGATAATGCATAATTAAAATCTGGGGTAACATTAGCTCCAGACCCTGCTGCCGGCAAAAGCTGATATACATTTAATATTACATATGCAGGAACATAATTTTTTGGTTTATATCCCAATGATGATGCAATATCATATATATTAGCCCGTTCCGAAGCTTGTTCTAATAATGATTCTCGCAAGTTATTGTCAGCATAATATGAAAGCACATCACCAACGTATGCAGCCATTTCAATAAACATCATTCCAGGCGATGCTTCATTAAAATCAGTATAAGTATTTGGAAAATATTGTTTTGAAAAATCAATAAGATTTTTTCTAAATTGACCAAAGTCTTTTCCCAAATATGTTATTTCTTTTTTTGTTTCCATATTTACTCTATTTTTAAAATACCATTTTCTCCAGCAAATACAACTATTGATTGAGTTTCAATTGCGCTTGGTACTGTATATTCAATTGTAATTTTTATAGTATGATTCGGAATAATTTCATCCAAATTTGTTTTAACATCGATATTTTCAATTGTAATATAAGGAAGCCAATATGAAACTGGAGTTTGTATAATTTCATTGATATTGCCAATAATATCATCTGACATTGGTTGAAATAATATATTTAATAAATTGCACCCAAATTTTGGCTGTTCGTATCGCTCACCAACTTTTGTTAAAATTAAATTGCGTAAATTTGCTTTGGCTTGATCGGTACTATTATAATTTGTAGAAAAGATACCAACATCATTAAATGACAACTTAATACCCAATGGTGTTGTAGTATTAAATGTATCCAATATTGGTTCTATTCGATATGCCATTACATGCCCTTTTTCTTGTTTATTGCTTTCATTAATTGAGAATAATCTCGAGTCATTGCTTGTGCAACTTCAGGCGCTACATCAAATACCTTGCCTGTTTCTGGATCTTCCATTACAGTTGGTACAGTTGGAGCAAGACCAATTGCTGATTGCATATTTTGTCGCATCATTCCAAATCCCTGAGCATCTGCTGAAGTCATATGAATATCATCCATTCCTTCATTCATCATATCTGCAAAACTATTCATTGTAGACGGCCCTTGTTCCATTAATGCGTCTGTTTCATTTAAAACCGATGCCCATTTATTTTCTGAAAATTGTACTTTGGATTTTTTTACATTTTCATTTGTCATTTTAGTTGGCACATTAATTACTTTTTTAGGATCAACATTAATTTTTTTCTTAGGTTGTGCCATTTCATTAATTGTATCCTGCAGGCCATCGCGAAGAATTTCTGTTAATTCTTCTTTAATAACTTCACGTACGGCTGTTTTTAGTGCTTTTATAAGTGTTTTTGAATCCATATTATTATTTTTATATAAATATTGTAACTATTAATTTACGGGAGTTCCCCATTGTGTTGGTGATACTTTAGGACCATATACAATTGATGTAGTTAAATCAATATAGTAATCGCCTGTTTTGCCAAGGTCTGCTGCAGGTATACCTTTATCTTGATATACTTTACTCGGAGCTTCTTGTAATGAACTTAGCAAGTCTCTTTGTTGCTGTAATACAAGTTCTATACTATCAGAACGTTCTTGTAAATCAGATTCTGATACATTAAGACTAGTATAAAATTCTGTTGGTATTAAATCATTATAATTAATATCACCTCCGCCTAATCCTGCTGTTGTAGGTATTTCTAAATTATCAACATCACCATTACATGCATCTGATACTTTTTTAAGTGCACCCAATAATGGTGGAATAATTGTTGCTAATTTTGATGTTAATGATGTAGGAATTGTTTCAAATTGTTTTAATGCAGCTGCTGCATTTACAATTGTAGCATTTTGTATTTCTGTTAATTGTTGTGCAATAAATAAAGGAGCTGTTACTGGATTTGATAATTGAGCAGCAGATATAGCTGATTTAATTCCTTGTGCGACAGTAATTATTGTTTTTGTTGTTTCAATTGTTGATTGAATTTTAGGAATTGTTTCTTGAACTTTAGCAATTTGTTTTTGTATTTCTTGTAATTGATCTTTTATTTGTTTAATTTTAGGATCATCACAACGAGTATTTACTGGTAAATTTACAGAATTTTGTATAGTTTGTTTTACTTGGTCCAACAATACATCAGTTTGAGTATCAATTTGAGTTTGAACTAATCCAGCAGCTTTGCCAGGTAATTTAGGTATTTTATCTAACGGCGGAACTATCATATATTATTTTCCCATTTTGTTTCTTTTGTAATAAAATATTTTGAACTATCTAATTTAGATAATAAAGCTCGAGCTTGTTGTGCTTTTTTTCCGCCATCTGTAAATCCGCCGAGTGGAGCATATCCATCGCCAACTTGTACGCCGGTTAATATTTGATCAATTAATTTAGTTAATATATCTTTTAAAACATCACTATGAACCATTCCAACATTTGCTGAATCATTGCCGACTTTAACAACACCGGTTGTATTTAAAACAATACCAACGGGCGAATCGATTATAACAGCATCTGTTTTTGCTTTTAGAATGATTCGATCAGCAACACCTATAAATTGTGATTTTTTAAATTGAGTTTCAGACGGTAAAAAATATTTTAACGGATTTTTATTGTTTGTATCTCCTAGCAATATCGGTATTTCTTGTGTACTAGTCAAATAAATAGATGCATTATCTGTTTGTATATTTTCAACAACGAATTGTTTATTTGGTTTATTAATTTGTCCGTTTGATAATATTATGATTGGATCACCAACAGTACTAGCTGCTCCGCGCCATGAAGCATTTATTAGTCCCGATTCATTTTTTGTTGTACTACCAAATCGCAATGTATTTCCCCACCGACCTTCAATCATAAGATCGCCTTCATATGGTTGTAATGGAGATATTGATTTAGCCTCAAAATTTACACCGGGTTTAATTTTCTGTGCGTCTGCTTCAGAAATAGTATTATATGAAATTCCTGGTAATAAATTTGAATTTATAGATGATTGTATCGAGTATGGAGAAAAATAATACCATTCAATTCCTGTTTTAGTTAATGTAGTTTCTTGATTATATGCTTTAAAAATCAATACATGTTCACCAATTAACGGAATTTGTTTTATGTTCATATTAAACGGTTTACAGGCATACGATTCATATTCCTTAGTAACACGATTAACAATTTGTACTGTTATTGTAAATAGTTTATCCGATGTTTTATCGGGACCATCACCAATATATTTGTATGTATTTGATTTGCTGTCAATGACTTCAGCAACATGAAAAAGTACCGGGTAGTTATCCATTTGCTGCCTTTACTTTTGACGCAGCTGTTTTAATTTTTTCTTGTAATTCTTCCTGTTCTTTATCAATATTGGAAAGTTCATCAGTTAATTCAGACGACAATAACTGTTCAGCAACATTCAACAACTGTTGTTTTTCTTCATCACTTAATAACCCATCAGCTCCTGATATAGTTTGTTTTGTTGAAATATAGCGTTGAACAATAGCCGTTAATTTT